ATGGATTCCTGCTGGTAGATGGGCAACTGTTGATATAACTTCAAACACTAACGCATCTATTTGGAGAACCTACTTCTGTAATACCAGTGGTGGTGCATTTACATTAACTCTTCCTGCTTCTCCAGTTAAGGGTGATGCGATCAGAGTATTTGACGTTGGTAATACCTTTGATACAAATAACTTAACAATTGGTAGAAATGGAAAACCAATCGGTGGCCTTGCTGAAAACATGACTATCTCAACAGAAGGTGCTGCGTTTGAATTGGTATTCTTTGATAATACACAAGGATGGAGAATCTTCACCGTCTAATAAAATGAGGGGACTAGTGATCTAGTCCCCTTTAGTATAAATATTAGTAATCCAAATATCAAAAATGGCATCATACGCAAGCTATAAAAAAGTAGTTGGAGATCAAGTACTCTCTACTTCCATTCCAGATTCTAAATTAGAATCTACAGCTTTTAAAAATTATACAGTCCAGTGGATTCGTGGATGTTTGGGTGTTTGTAGCCCTGGATGTTGCTGCTTATGGACAGTTCCAAGTGGCGTAAGACGAGTTACTTTTGAACTTTGGGGTTCTGGTGGAAATGGTGCTGGTGCTTGTTCTAATGGTCGCTGTCAGCACTATGCTGGAGCACAGGGAGGGTATTATAATATAAAAACAATTTCGGTATCTAGTGGGTGGACCTATACTATATGTGCTGGTGGTGTTTATCCATGTAATAGTATTGAATGTAATGGATGCGAAGGTTGCTCATCGTATATTACTGGATGTGGATTAAGTAACTTCTGTGCAATTGGTGGATGTGCTGGATGTGCCGATTCTAACTGGAACGTCCCATGTTTTTCCGATCAAGGTAGATGTTGCATGGCTCCTGGTGCATGGGGTGGTGATTTTGGAATGGGTAATCATAGAGGTGCATTTACTGGTGCTTGGAACTGTCACTGCTATAGACACATATTCTGTGCTTCTGGTGCCCCATTCTTAGGTGGAGCTAACGTTACTGGAGAATTAACAGAATGTTGGATTCGTTGTGGTTGCTGGAACGTTCCTTATGGTAGTGGTGGACAAAATGCTATGACCACATATTGTGGTGGTTGCTGTGGACAGGGAGGAACTGGTGGCCCTGGTGTTGTTAAAATTACATATTTCTAAGGAGTAGAATCAAATGGCATCTTATGCAAGTTACAAAAAAATAAACGGATCATCTTTTGTTGCTGGAACTCTAGATGAAACAAAATTTGATTCTACTGCTAGAAAGACTTTTGGTGTTAAATGGTTTTATGGTGATCCTGGAGCTTGTTCGCAGGGATGTTGCTGTCTTTGGACTGTTCCTTCTGGTGTAACTAAACTTTTTATTGAGCTTTGGGGAGCTGGTGGGTCTGGACATGGTGCATGTTCTTGTAGTAGATGTCACCACTATAGAGGTGCTGGTGGTGGAGCATATAACTCTAAAATGATTACTTCTGCCTCTGGATGTCAATATACTGTTTGTGCTGCAGGAAATGGTAACTGCTGCAGATTTGAATGTAGTGGATGTATTGGATGTGCTTCTTATACAACTGGATTTAATTTATCCAATTTTTGTGCTGTTGGTGGATCTCCTGGATGTGCAAACACTGATTGGGCAACTCCTTGTAACTCTGTCTGGGATTGTTGTTTGCAAGGTGAAAACAATGGTGGTGACTTTGGATACATGAACCATGCTGGTGCTTTTGGTGGTGTTGAATGGTGGTTTGGTGTTGGATTCTGCCATTGTCATCATCAACAAACTCAACCAACTTCTGCTCCTTTAATTGGAACAACTGTTCAACAGTCAATTAACTACTGTTGGATGCGTTGTGGTTGTTGGACTGTTCCTTATGGTCATGGTGGACAGGGGGCTATGACTTCCTATTGTGGAAGCAGTTGCTGTGGGCAAGGTGGTATGGGTGGTCCTGGTCTTGTTAAAATTACATATTTCTAAGGAGTAGAATCAAATGGCATCTTATGCAAGTTACAAAAAAATAAATTCCTCTGATGGCATAGTTGATGGTACTATTCCATCAACTGCTGTTGGTGGAAATGCCTTTGCAACATGGGAAGTTAAGTGGTTTTATGGGCAACCTTGTTTTTGTTCTACTGGTTGCTGTTGCCTTTGGACTGTTCCGAATGGTGTATTTAAGGCATTTATTGAACTCTGGGGTGCTGGTGGAAATGGACACGGGGCATGTACAACTAGTAGATGTCAACACTTTGCGGGAGCACAAGGAGGATATTATAATTCAAAAATGATTAATGTATGTCCTGGATGGACATATACAGTCTGTGCTGCTGGTGTGTATCCTTGTTTGTCTAACGAATGTTTGGGTTGTTGTGGATGCTCATCGTATATGACTGGATGTGGATTGAGCAACTTCTGTGCATTGGGTGGAATTACTGGGTGTGCAAATGGTAGTTGGAATGAAGGATGCTTCTCAGATCAAGGTGCCTGCTGTATGGCTCCTGGTGCATGGGGTGGTGATTTTGGACTGGGTAATCATAGAGGGGCATTCTTTATTCATGGATCTCAATGTCATTGCCATTGTAAGGGTGCTACACCAACTCCAGCTCCATTTATTGGTACACAAGTTCAACAAAATGTTCATGAATGTTGGATGCGTTGTGCGTGTTGGACTGTTCCTTATGGTCATGGTGGACAAGGTGCAATGGGAACCGTTTGTGGTGGTGGATCTTGTTGTGGTCAAGGTGGAACTGGTGGTCCTGGACTTGTTAAAATTAGCTTCTTATAATATATAAATATAATTAAAGCAAAAATTATCAATTTATACTCATAAACTCATGGCACAAATTTCAGTAGAATTTGAATTTCCAGAATTCAATGATTATCTAGTAGATCATTCTTTTAGTGAAGGAAAAACACGTAAATATACTTATCATGGACCAGATAAAATTTATCTCCAAATTGGAGAAGATGGTACTGAAAAATATGGTCCATTAACTGAAGAAGACATTGCTGATGGTAGACCAATTCCTGCTGATGTTGTTGAATGGTATGAAGTTGATTGTACAGAAAATCCTCTTGTATGTCATTTAAGAGGACCAATTGTAAATGAATTTCAGGAAGATTATACTGGAGAAAAATTCCATCCTGGATCACCTGAAATAGAAGGATATGATAGATATTCTTATCCAACACCTCTTAAGCCAGAGGACGTTTTTGATAAGTGGAATGTTAAAGTTACAGATGGTAATGTAGAATTAACTACATATACAGTTTCTGAAAAACTTCATGGCAAACCTGAAAACTTAACATGGGGTGATATTAGAAATCATAGAGATATGATGCTTGGACTTAGTGATGGTCAAATTGCTGAAGATATGCCACAATCATTGAAAGATGAATGGATGGAATATCGTCAAAAATTAAGAGATCTTCCTACTGTAATGGAAAATGCGGGGGTTGATCCAAATATTGCTTACTATATGTTCCCATTACAACCAAAAGCTGCTAATATTGCTGGAAGAGATTCCTGAGTTATAATTTATGAGTGAATATACATTATATAATTTTGATTATGTTAAAGAAAATCAAATAGAAATAATAAAAGAACTGAAGACATCTCAAGATAATTTAGTTAAATATGGAGTTTTCGATACAACGAAAGCTTATATTTACTATAATATCTTTGGGGTGTCTTCTCCTTCTAAGCATATGTATAGAGTTTATTCCAAAGTTAGGGATATTGTAAGAGAACAACTTCCAGATCAAATGATTTGGATTCAGTCTTGGTTAAACTATCAAAGTTATAATGAAGTTTTACCTTGGCATAATCATACTTCAAGTTGGCATGGGTACATATCAATAGAACCTCAAGATACTGTAACTGAATTTGAGAATTGGTCCATCGAAAATGAATGTGGAAATATTTACTTTGGTCCTGGTGGATATTTACATCGTGTAGTTAATAAGTCAAATTATAAAGGAAAGAGAATTACGATAGGTTTTGACATTATTTTAGAAGAAGATTATAATGGCATTATACTACCTACAGAAAATTTTGGTGCAATCCCATTACTATAATGTTTGAAGTTAATAGTGAATTAAAAGTAAAAATAGAAAAAGTAAAAGATATTACTTGGGAATCTATATCTGATGGTGTTGTAAAATATAGTTCAGATACAGTTGAAAAAATGGTTTTTATAATCGATGATTTTTATAAAAATCCAGATGAGATACGGGATTGTGCAATAAAATCAAAAACTTATACTGATAAAGAACGTCTTGCTGGTGCTATTGGTAGACGGGTATGGGATGAAGAATTTGAAATAATGAATCAATTAAATATTAATCTTTGTCCAGTTTTTGAACAATTATGTTTATATCCAAAATGGCATATTGAATTTGATAAAGAACATCATTACAATAAATGGCAATATATGAGATTTGTTGTTAATGTTACTAGTAATAAGGAAATTGTTAATTCTGGTAGAGATTGGAAAACTATATGTCATGTTGATGGTCCATATAATAAATGGGCAGCATTAGTATTTTTGAATAAAGAAAATGAGTGTGAAGGTGGTACTAGTTTTTATTCTGTAAGTATTCCAAATTCTGATGGAACTACAAATTCACCAAAATTAGAATATACATGTGATATGAAATATAATAGATGTATCTTGTATGACGCAAATCAAATACATGGTGCAGTGATGGAACCACATATGTTTAAAACATGTGATCGTTTAACTCAAATAATGTTTTTTTAATCTTCTAA